GCTGCAAAGAATTTGGATATTAAACTATGGAAGAAAAAAGAACATACAAAACAATTAAATGGATATTAAAAGATAATATCAAAAAGAATGTCAGGGCTTTGTGGACTTGGAAAGATGATAACTTTACCTGCATATATGAAAACTATGATGGAGATGACCGCATATACACATCTAGTCAATTACTAAAACTTTTAAGCAAATGATAATATTTACAATACTAGGCATCTTAACAGCAATCTTTTTCTTTGTAGTTATTCTTATGAGTATAATAGAAACAAGAATTAAGAACAGAAAAAAAGAAAAGTTCCTTTGGAAAATGGATAAAGTAGAAACACGAACAGGAGGACTAGCACACGATAGAATAAATGAAAAATAATAGAATACCAAGTTACTACATAGGAAAGCGTTATAAAATAGAAGCTCGTAAAGTTATAGAAGACTTTGAACTCACTTATAATACAGGAACAGCAGTTACTTATTTACTCCGTTCAGAACGCAAGCACGCAAGTCCAATTGAATGCATACAGAAAGCTATAAACCATTTAGAGTTTGAATTAGATAAGCTAAAGAAATGACATTATACACTTGCGAATGTGGAAAGACTAAAGAATTATCTAAAGTTACAATAGTTTACAGAGATGGAGATTGGGTAGCAAAAGAAGCTGAGTGCGAATGTGGAAAGTATATGGATAGTATACCAACCGAAGGTATGCCAACACTTCAAAGAACAGAACCAAGTCTAAGCAAGAACAGAGATAAGTTATGGGCAGGAGCAAAAGAAAAGCTAGTAGGTTCAAGAGGAGTTAATGAATCCTTTGACTAATGAAGTTCGTGATAAAGTGTGATAAAGATAAGCAAACTCTGATAAACTATTTAAAGGAATTAGGGAATGACTATTTAGTAGACGTTAAGAAACAAAGAAACACAAGGTCTAATATGCAGAATAACTATTATTGGAGTTGTATAGTTCAACCACTATCAAATGATTTGGGCTATTTCCCCGACGAAATTCACGATTTGCTAAAGGTCAAGTTCTCAAGTGAATGGGAAAGCATAGAACGAAATGATAAGGTAATAGGAGTGCAAGTAGTTAAGAGTACAGCTAGAATGGATAGCAAAGCTTTTGAGATATACGCAGACCAAATAAGAATGTGGGCAATGACTGACTTGGGAATCAGACTAATGCTGCCAAATGAATTTGAATAATTTCTATTATATACTATGGAAACAGAACAGAAGAGGACACAGGAAGGTAAAAAGAAGCTCATAGCAGCACTAGAGATGTCATTAGGTATAGTAACAGAGGCGTGTGAGAAAGCAGAGATAACAAGGAGTAGACACTATGCTTGGATGAATGACGATGAAGAATATAAGATTGCAGTAGATAATATAGATAGTAAGTTCATTGACTTTGCAGAAACAAGTCTAAAGAAACAAATTAAGGAAGGCAATACAACAGCTACAACTTTCTTCCTGAGAACGAGAGGACGTAAGCGAGGGTATAATGAGAAACAAGAAATAGACTTAACATCAGGAGATGAAAGAATCAAAATCAACATCAATCTTGGAGATTAACCCCAAGTTCACACCAAAACAAAAGGAGTGTCTAAAGTATCTATTTGATGACAAGACTAAAGAGGTATTATTTGGAGGAGCAGCAGGTGGTGGAAAGTCTTGGGTAGGTTGTAGTTACTTAATTACAATGTGCCTTACATATCCTAAGACAAGATACCTAATGGGAAGGTCAAAGCTTGACGCATTAAAGAAGACTACCTTAAACACTTTCTTTGAAGTATGTACTGAGTGGAACTTAAAAGCTTTAAAAGACTACACGTTCAATGGTTCAAGTAATGTGATAACCTTTTACAATGGTTCTGAGATAATCCTTAAGGACTTATTCCTTTACCCTTCAGACCGAAACTTTGACTCATTAGGTTCACTTGAAATAACAGGAGCTTTTATAGATGAAGCAAATCAGATAACAGAAAAAGCTAAGAACGTAGTAGCATCAAGACTAAGGTACAAGCTAGACGAGAACGGACTTATCCCTAAGATGCTGATGACGTGTAACCCTGCAAAGAATTGGGTATACTCAGAGTATTACAGACCTGCTCAAGATAATACAATAAAATCATACAGAAAGTTTATTCAATCTTTAGTGATTGACAATAGCTATATATCTAAGCATTATGAAACCCAACTATCTCAATTAGATGAACTAAGTAAGCAAAGACTTCTATTTGGGAATTGGGAATACGATGCAACTGATGACAGTCTTATAGACTATAACTCAATAATGGGAATGTTCAGTCAGAAAGGAATAACAGGAGAAAAGTATATAAGTTGTGATGTGGCACGATTTGGAAGCGATAAGACAGTTATAATGCTTTGGGAAGGCTTACACCTTAAATACATACGAACTATCCTTAAATCGGCTGTAAATGATGTTGTGGACGAGATTAAGAAACTACAACAAGAAAACCAAGTAGCTTTAAGGAATATAATAGTAGATGAAGATGGAGTCGGAGGTGGTGTTAAAGATTACTTGCGTTGTCAAGGATTTACAAATAATGCTAGAGCTTTAAAAGGAGAGAATTATCAGAACTTAAAAACTCAATGTTATTACAAACTAGCAGACGAAATAAACAAAGGACAAATTGGAATCAGTTGTTCAGATGTAAATGTTAAGAATCAAATCTCAGAAGAACTTGAGCAGGTTAGAATGAAAGATGCAGACAAAGATACAAAGCTTCAGATAATAGCAAAGGACACAGTTAAAGCTATTCTAGGACGTTCTCCTGATTATGCTGATGCTTTAGCTATGCGAATGTATTATGAGATAGATAAGAACGTAGGTAGGTATTACGTTCAGTAAACTAAATAACCTAAATTTCTATTATATATTAGATGAAAGTTAAAATTAAAAAAGAAGGGAAGATTGAAGAGTTTAAACTTATCAATAGTTGGTCAGATGTAACTCTTGAAACTTGGCTACAACTTATTGACTTTGAAACAGGTACAAAGACTGAAGAAGCTACTAAGACTATTGAAGCATTGTCAGATATTCCTAAGAAGTTAGTTAAGGAGTTAGCTCTGTCAGACGTAGTGGCTATAATGAGTAAGATAGGAGAGCTACAAGCAAAGCAAGACACAAAGCTTAAAAGACTGATAGAGATTAACGGAGTTGAGTACGGATTTATGCCTGATTTGGATTCAATAAGTTTAGGGCAGTATGCCGATATTGAAACCTTTATTAAGAACGGAATAGAAACAAACCTTCCTGAGTTGATGGCTGTACTCTATAGTCCTATAAAATTTAAGAAGAACGATATATACATAGTAGAAGCGTATGATGGAGATATTCGGCTCAGAGCAGAGGAGATGAAACAGATGTCAGCTGAACAAGTGCAAAGTGCATTGGTTTTTTTTTACACTTTAGGGAAGGTATTGTCAGAGATTTTGCCATTATATTTGATGGAGAAGCTGAAGGAAACGAAGACGCAATAGCTAGTAATGACTTTGCATCTAAGTGGGGTTGGTTCGGGGTTCTCCACCGCTTGTGTAACGAAAAAATTGTAAACTTAGAAGCAATAACAAAGCTCAGCCTATTAGAATGCCTGACTTGGTTAAGTTATGAAACAGATTTGAACTCACAAAATAAAGTAAAAAGAAATGGTTAAAAATAAAAGCTACAATAACGTAATAAACACCTTACTTAGATTAGGTGAATATCATAAGCAAATAAGCACAACTTCTGTAGGAGATATATTTGACATTGACTTAGAAAAGAATACTAAGTTTCCTTTGCTTCATATCAATCCGACAAACGTAACAACAGGAGATAGTCAATTAACTATGAACTTTCAAATCTTTGTAATGGATATGGTAAGCGAAAAAGCTGATTGGACTATGAACAATGCTTCAGCTAACTTCGGTAAATTAGTTAAGACTTTAAGCAACGAACAAGACGTGTTGAATGAAACACTTCAAATATGTACAGACTTTATTGGAATGCTTAGACATAGTGAACAACAGTCTTTAGCAGGAACGAATGATATTAATGCACCTATATACTTTACTCAAGACCAATTCACTTTAGAACCATTCTCAGAAAGGTTTGACAATGTTGCTTGCGGTTGGGTATTTAATATTGGAGTCTTAGTTCAGAATGACTTTAGCACGTGCGACATTCCTGTTACTTCTAGTGGTGCAGGTTACTAATGAAGTTCAAGATTGGGAAGTTAATAATACAGTTAGGTTGGAAAGGTTGGAAGATAACTCTTAATTTATGAAGACACAAAACATAGAGAGGTACTTAGAGAGCTTCGGGAAGCAAGTAGTAAATCGTTCTAAAGGTAACTTACAACGTGCAGGGAAGGGTGGAAAGCTTGAAGAGTCTATTAAGTTTGAAGTTATAACTACTTCAGAAGGATTTACAGTTCAGTTCTTTATGTCAAGCTATGGTCAGTATGTAGATAAAGGAGTATCAGGTACAAAGCAAAAGAGGACGTTTAAGAACTATAAGGGAAAAGTAATTGCAACTCCTTATGGTTATAAGAACACAAAAGGACATTCACAACCACCAAGTAGTGCTTTAGATAAGTGGGCGGTAAAGAAAGGATTAGCTCCAAGAGATGCAAAAGGTAGGTTTATGAAGCGTAAGACTTTGACGTTCTTAGTAGCTAGAAAAATAGGACGCTTTGGAATACAAGGAATAAGCTTCTTTCAGAAACCTTTAGGACTTGGATTGAAAGAGTTTGGAAAAGACTTATTAGGAAACGTAAAAGAAGATATAATTAATAGTTTAACAACAGTAAAATAATGGCATTAGCAATAACTCAACACCCTTTATACACACTTAATCCTGTAAGTCAGGAAGTAATATTTACAGTCTTAGATGAAGATACAGTCGCAGACTATTATAAGGTAAAGTACATAGCTGAAGTTCATATCAGTACAGTAGACATTGACTTAGCTACTACTACAGCTATTGTCGGTACTTTCAAGACTACTCCAAACAATTCAGGAGCAGGAATCTTTGACTTCAGTCCAATAGCAGAAAGCTTTGTGAGTCCTGATAACTTAGCAGCAATAGGAAGTTCATATAAAGGAGATGCAACTTCATCTATTGTAACACACCCATTACACTTAATAAATAAGTTTTCTCTTAACGATAATGCAGTTAGATATGTAAAGATTAGGTTTAAAGTTGAAGGTTCTACAACAGCTACAGGCAACGCAGTAGTAATAGGTTCTTCAGCAGACTCTAGCCAATATACATTAATCAATGGCTACTTAAAATATTCAGACATACAGTATAGAGATGCAACGGGTAACTTTGGATATGATACAGGGGTATTTCAGTTTATTAATGGGGTATCAGGAAGACGTTTCTTAACTAATGCACCTACTACTCAGTATGCAAATAAGACTGACTACGGAACTCTATCTTTTATGGCTACTCCAAAGACAGGAGATGTTACTAATACGACTATATCTTACATAAAAGTTCAAATGTTTGCAGACAATGGAGCTCCTTATGTTACTATAGACATAGACAACACAGACGCAAATGGAGGAAACACAACTTGGGATTCTGACACTAAAAATCAGTTACTACACTTTGGTTGTTATCCTGGTAATTTAAGAAATTGGAGTTCAAGTTTTGAAGCATTCATAGGTATGTCAGCTTATTACACTATTCAAGCGTATAACAGTTCTAACACTTCAATATCAGACCAATTTACAATTAATATAAACTGCCCTACTAAAAAAGGATTTGAGCCTATAAGACTTACTTGGTTGAATCAATGGGGAGGTTGGGATTACTACACTTTCACTATGAAGTCTACTAAGACTATCTCAACTAAGGGAAGTACATATCAACAATTAGAAGGAACGTGGAACGATAAACTTTACAGTCCTAGTGGTTATAAAGGAGGGAAGAAAGCGTTTAGAGTTAATGCAACTGAAAAGATAAGTATGAATACAGACTTTGTAAATGAAGCTGAAGCATCTTGGTTTGAAGAACTTATCAATAGTACTGAAGTTTATATACTTGAAGGATATGAAGCTAAAGTAGAAACTACATTTTTACTTAATCAATATGTAACACCTGCAAGACTTACTACTTCTAACTTTACTAAAAAGACTATAGCCAACGATAAACTTATTCAATACACTTTTGAAGTTGAAAAGAGTAAAACCCTTAGAACCCAATCAGTATAATGAGTGTACAACTAATACTATATCCTCAAAGTTATGGAGGTCAATTTAATTCTATTTCTAGTTCGCCTTCTGAAGCGGTAGTAAATGGGATTAAGTTTGTAAACTTAAACAACTCAACTACTTATACGAGTACGGCTTCAAATCCTTACTTAGATACAGTAACGAATGAACCTGCTGACATAGTCAATACTTGGTATAGATTTAGAAAAGGTTCACTAGCTTATCCTACTGCATCTTTAGGAGATGTAACTTTAGTAGGGGGTTCTAGTGAGATTTCAGGAGTATATCAGACTATTTCAAGTCTTACAATAGGTGCATTATATACTGTTACCATAAACATACCTACCGCAGTAGTTGGTGGTAATGTTAAGGTTGGTGTTTATTTAGGAACGTCTTTATTAACTTCAACAACTTACAACTCAAACGTAACGCAAATAAGTAAGACTTTCATTGGTGCTGCTAACGAATTGACTGTAATGATTAGTTATTCTAACGCAACATCTACAGACCTTACTATTTCAAACATATCAGCACAACCTATAATTGGAGCAATACCTTCAGGAGATACTAGCATACTAGACAACGGACAAGTTATATGCGACCTTTATGAAGATGAAGATTTACCTTTAACCTTAAGTGTAGATAACTTTAAGAACGTAGCTGAGAAAGTACAGAGTTATTCAAAGGCTTTTAATTTACCTGCAACAAAAAGAAACAATAAGATATTTGACCAAGTCTTTGAAATAACAAGGTCTGATGACGGAGTTATATTTAACGTATATAAGAAGACTAAGTGTGTTTTAAAACAAGATGGATTCATTCTATTTGAAGGTTATTTAAGGCTCTTAGACGTTACTGATAAGAACGGAGAAATTAGTTATAGTGTAAACCTTTATTCTGAAGTAATAGCTTTAGCAGACTTCTTAAAAGACTCAGACTTTAGAGCTTTAGACTTTACGGAATTAACACACGAATATAACAAGGATAATATAAAGAATAGTTGGAACGATTCAGGAACGGGAATAACATATACAGAGCCAAGCACTTCAGGTTTTAGAGATGCTTACAGTACAGTTAAATATCCTTTTGTTAATTGGAATAACTCTTTTATAGTAGCAGCAGCAGGTGGAACACCAACAGCAGGTAATCCTCAACTACCTAACTTAGAAAGTGCATTCAGACCTTGGATTAATGCGAAGTATATTATAGACCGAATATTTGAAGGAACTCCTTTTACTTATGAGTCAGACTTCTTTGATACAGCAGACTTCGAGAAGCTTTATATGGACTTTAATTGGGGAGCAGATAATAATCCTGTTCAATCAGTAGATGATGGTAGTAATACATTTTTTGGTACAAACGGACAAGGAACTCATTTTGCAGGAACAAGTTACACAAACTTTGTGCTTGATAATACTGGTTTAGTGTATTTTGTCTTTCCTCCAAATTATGATAGTACTACTAATATTATTACATCTACAGCCACTAATGAAACTTATAATATAAATTATGATTATACAATTACAAATACAGATTCAGTAGCTAGAACTATAGAATGCAGATATTTAAAGAATAGTACAGAATTTAATTATTCAGGAGTTATTACACTAGCAGCAGGAGCTTCTTTTGTTTATCAAGGAAATCTTAATATGTCTTTAGATACAGGAGATACTTTGCAAGCTCAATTTAAAGCTAGTTCAGCAGGTGTTGTCCAACAGGATATTTATGGCAGTGGTGGTTTTGGAACTAATGTAATTTTTATTTTAGGAGTTACTAACATTACTACAGACACAATACTACAAACACTAAGAGGAGAAACAGGTCAATGGGATTTCTTAAAAGGATTAATTACTATGTTCAATTTAGTAACTGTTCCTGACAAAGATAATCCTAACAATATTATAATAGAACCTTACTCAGATATATTCATAACAAGTACTGATAGTACAGAATTAAATTGGACTGATAAAGTAGATGTTTCAGAAATGAAATTAACACCTTTGGCTGACTTGAATAAGAAAACAATATTTAAGTTTGTAGAAGATGACGATGACTTCCCATTCACTAATTATAAGAACCAAGTTGGAGGACACTTATACGGAAGTAAGAAGTATAATGCAGGTAACGAATTTAACATACTAGAAGGAACGAATGAAGTAATTGCAGAGCCTTTCGCAGCTACAGTTGTAAAGCCTTTAATGTACCCTCAATACCCACAATTTGTAATTCCTTCAATATATGCTTACAACTCTGAAAATCAAGAGTCTGAAGGTTTTGAAAACAGCCCTAGAATAATGTATAATAACGGAATACAATCTACAGGTGTTTCTTATTATATACCACCACAAAATGGAGTAGCAGAAGAACAGGAGTTTAACTATTTAAACTTTAGTCATATAAAAGACGGAGGTTCGGTTGTAGCAGATTATACAGACTTCCATTTTGGAGAATGCCAACTAGTAACAGGTGCAGGAACAGGAACATTGAATAACCTATTTAACTTATATTGGCTTCCTTACTATTCAGAACTTTACAATCCAAATACTAGGATAATGACAATAAAGGTTAATCTTACTCCTGCTGATATTAATACATTCAAGTTCAATGATACTGTAATGATTAAGAACAGAATCTTTAGAGTGAACAAAATAGACTACAAGCCGAACGACTTGGCAACAGTTGAATTTATACTTATACCATAATGCCTGATATTACATACGAAATACCATACCTAAACGGAATGACAGTTAAACCTGTATCAGTTTCAGGACTAGGAGTAGTTACCTTTACAGACGGAACTAATGACGTTTCTCCTAATCAGTTACAATGTGAAACTTACGGATATACATACAATAGAGCATCAGGAACTTGTTCGGTGTTCAGATACAGCACAAACTTAAATAGAAGCTTTGAAACTAGCTAAAACAAAAAAATAAAACTATGGCAAAGGAAGTATTAGAATTAGAAGTTAAATCCGATATAGGGAAGACTACTAAAGAAGCTAATAAACTCGCAAAGAGTATTGATAAATCTACAGAAAACACAAAGGAGTTAAGGGCAGCTTCTAACATTGGAACTGTTGGATTTGTAAAGCTAAGAAATGCAGTAAGTATGGTTGGAACTGCTTTAAAAGCTTTAGGTATTGGATTGATAGTGGCAGCCTTTGCGACATTGAAGCAATTATTCGAACAGAACCAAAAAGTTTTAGATTTCTTTAATACTTCATTTAAGGCGACTTCATTATTATTTAGGGATTTATTTACTTATTTAGAGAATAATATAGGTAGTTACAAGACCTATATGCAGGAAATGTTTGAAGACCCCACTCCTATGATTGAGAAAATAGGGATTTCTATTAAAGACCATTTTATACAGTCTTTAGTATCTTTAAATAAATTTATAGTTCAAGTTTCTAAAAGTTTACTAGCATTTACTCAAATGCGTTTTAAAGATGCAGTTGTTGAAATGGATTTAGCAGCTTTATCTTTATTGGATACTATAACAGGGGTAGATGGTTCAGCAGAAAAAATTACAAAAACACTAACAAGTGGTGCAGATAAGCTTAAAGAATACACTTCTACTATATGGGATACTGCAGAAGGAATGACTGAGTTAGAGAAAAAGGCTCTATTGGCAGAAATTGTATTTTCTAAGTTAAACGCAACTTATTTAAGAGAAGCAGAAATTCAAAGACAGATAAGAGATGACGTTTCTAAGTCATTTGCAGTAAGACTATCCGCAAATGAAAAGTTAGGAGAAATACTTAAAAATCAAACAGCAGACCAAATGGTTCAGTTGAAGATTCAGTTAGCTTCAGCTCAAGCAGCAAAAGATTTACAGCCAACAATAGAAAATAAAATAGCTTTAGGTCAAGCAGAGTTAGCTATACTTGAACTTAAAGAAACTATTGAAGGTCAAATATCTGAACAACTAACTAATCAAACAGGATTAGAGGAAGAATTAAGACAAGGTAAAGAACAATCTTTAGCAGAAGGAACATTAGGACTAGAAAGAGAATTAGAGGAGCTTAGATTGGCTTATGAAGAAAAGAAAAGGCTAGCAATAAAGTCAGGAGTTGATACAGCAGCTATTACCAAGCAATACGAAAAACAAAAGACTGATTTAGTTATGGCTAACGTACACGCTCAATTAGAAGCGTTCTCAGGTCTTGCTAGTGGGTTAAGTGCATTGGCAGGGGATAACAAAGAACTAGCAATAGCATCAGCAGTAATTGACACTTACGTTGGTGCGAATAAGGCATTTGCTCAAGGTGGTGTTATTGGTTATGTTACAGCAGCAGGAGTTATTGCAGCAGGACTAGCAAATGTTTCAAAGATTATGTCTACAGACGTAGGTAGTGGAGGTGGAGGTTCAGCACCAACAGAAGCTTCAATCCCTGCACCACAAATGATGTCAGGAGCTTTTGATATATCAGGAGGAGTAGCACCTGAAGCGACTAAGGCTTATGTAGTAACTGATGAAATGAGTAATAGTCAGAATCAATTAGCTAATATTAGAAGAAGGGCTACAATATAAAACAAAGGAACTAAATTTCTATTATATAATACAAACCTTAAATAAAAACTATGAACAAGCCAACACCATTCGGAAAAACTTACAAAGAATATACAGAAGCAGTTGAAAAATTTGAGTTAAGCAAAACTGAAAGAGTTGAGCTAGGAGCTATTGATGATTTAGAAAGTGATTACTATAAACTTTTATCAACAATAGAACCACATCAAAAGAAAGCATATCAGGAGGGGAACGAAATAAGTAAAATAGCAGTAAAGTTATTAGATGTTGCACAAAACGCTAAAATATTAATAGGAATGGCTAAAGAATTAGGTGCTGATAGTGTTCAGAAAAGTGCTGAAAAATTAGAAAAAAATGCTATGGTTAAGTTTAAATATTACGGCAAGGTCGCTGATAATATAGCTAAAGCAACTAAATAATATGAAAGCAACTAAAATAGTAGAACTTGTAATTGCAGACGATTCTGAAGAGCTGGCAATCGATGCTATTAGCTTAGTAACTAGTCCTGCCATTGAGCAAGACTTTGTATTCTTTGGTAAAGAGAAAAACAACTTGACATTTGCAAAGGTTGATGAAGAAAAGAGAATGTTAATTTCTCCTGCTTTAATTCCTAATAAGCAAATCTTTAGGCACGACCCTAATACGGATTCGGATTACTATGTATTCTTTTCAAAAGCGACAGTTGAAAAAGCAGCTTTTTTATACTTAAAACATAATAATCATCACAAAGCAACGTATCAACATCAAGATAGAGTTTCAGGCGTTCTAACAGTTGAAAGTTGGATTAAAGAAGGCGATAGCGATAAGTCTAAATTATACGGATATGACTTACCTGATGGAACTTGGTTCGTTAAAATGAAGATTGAGAATGACGAGTTGTGGGAAAAGATAAAAGCAGGAGAACTTAAAGGCCTCAGTATTGAGGGCTATTTTACTAATAAATTTGAACAAATGAACAAAAGACAACCAACACAAGAGCAAATACTTTCAGCTTTAAACGAGCTAATCAAAGAATCTAAAACTGAACTGAAGTCTGAAAAGATTGAGTTGGGATTGGCACAAGATTTAGATAAGGGGATTACAAAAGCAAAAGCAGATATATCTTATTTAAAAAAATTAGATAAAGAAAAGATTCAAGCATACAAAACAATAGAAAAAGTATCTGACATAGCATATAATATGGACGATGGTAATTTCTATGCTAAGATTGGTAATGACGCAAATAAAGCAGTAAAACAAGCTAAAGAATTAGGTGTTGATTTACCTCAAGCTAAAGAAATGAGAGATTTGTCAGAAGACTTTTTTAAGTGGTTTAATAAAGTAAGGTCAAAAAAATAATACTATATTTGTAAAAAATATATTATGAAACCATTCACAGAAGATACAATAGACACTATAATTAAAATAGGAGGTAACGGAACTTTAAACCACCTAAAACCAAACAGAACAATAACTATTCTATTATATAACAGAACTTAAAACAAAACTATAAAAAGATTATGGATTTAAAAAATCAAATATTAGTAGCACTTGGACTTGACAAAGAAGAAGTCTTAATGGCTTTTCAAGCTAAATTAGAAGATGGTACAATTATCACTTCTACAGCTGACGAATTAATTGCAGGAGTAGATATTTCCGTTCTTACTGAAGATGGTTCTGTAATGCTTTTACCTGTTGGAAATTACGTATTAGAATCAGGAGAATCTTTTTCAGTTGAAGAAGAAGGAATTGTTTCTGAAGTATTTGGTGCAGAAGACGTAGAAGAAGAAGCTCCTGTTGAAGAAGAAGTTGAAATGGCAGAAGAAGCTGACGTTGCTGATTGGGAAGGTATGGAGAAAAGAATCCAAAACTTAGAAGATGCAGTAGCAAGTCTTAAAGGAGAAGAAAAAGAAGTAGAAGAAGAAGTTGAAGAAATGTCAGTTGAAACTGAAGTAGAAGAAAGAGGTACAACTCCTAAATCTATTAAGACTACAGAAGTAGTTGAGTTCTCAATGGAAGACTTACAAGCAGAAAACGATAGACTAAAGACTGAATTAGCAGCACAACCTGCATCAGCACCTTTAGATACAAATAAATTTAGCTCAGAGAAAACTTCTCTAAGTAAAAAAGAATTAAAAATGATGACCTCACAAGAGAGATTCTTATATAACTTAAATAATTAAAAAAACAAAACAATTATGGCATTACCAACAGTAACAAGTACTTTCGAAGGGAAAGTAGCAGGTGGATATATTTCCGCTGCATTAAAAGAGGCTAACTCTTTAAACTTTATGACTTCAATGGAAAACGTGAAGTATAAAGCAGTAATTCAAAAAATGGAATCAGGTGCAGAGATGGCAGATAGCACGTGCGATTTCACAACAGCAGGAACTTTAGTTCTTACTGAAGCAATCATTACTCCAAAAGATTTACAAGTAAATATGGAAATTTGCAGTAAAAACTTATTGGATTCTTGGGAAGCTTTAGAAATGAGAGCAGGAGCAGG